TTTCGCACCAAAATTGGAAGGTTAGTTCAATGGTAGAACCAGTGGCTCATAACCGCTTTGTTGGGAGTTCGATCCTCTCACCTTCCACCACTTTTCACTTGACACCGAATCAAATCAGTAGTATAGTAATAGAATAAACCAGTGGGTGTTGGACACGGGAGGGACTTATAAACCCTTTAGCACTAGATGGGTGTTCTTGACTTGGATCGTAACCAAGCACTGGTACCAACTCTGAAAGGATGAACATCATGGACTTCATTGAACGTGTGTTTGCTACGTTTACAATTACTTTTACAAGTTTAATTGTATTTGTATTTTTGTATGTTGCAGTTGCTACATATAATGAAGTTACAGGCATTTCATGTAACAATGCAGCAGCCATCATGAATCTGGAATCTAAGTATTCTTTTTCGACTGGCTGTATGCTCAAGGTAAATGGTCAGTTTTTACCTAAGTCTGAAGTCGTACCAGTAGAGCGTGATGGTAAAATTGTGTTTGTACCAAGGAATCCTACTCGCATTGAGGTTTCAAAATGAAGAAGTTAATCCTAATTGGTCTTGTATCACTAGTACTTGCCGGTTGCTCAAGGTCTGTTGCGTATACCGTTGTTCACCGGCCTCCTGTAGATGATCGAGTAGTAAATCAGAAGATCATTCAAGAACGAACTAACTTCCTCAATCTTGTTATGTTTATGAGGGACACTAAGACGGTTTCTTCTGAGTCGAAAACGGAAGTTATCCGTCGTATCGAGTTGGCTGGGTTTGGCTATATCTGTGAGCACAATCGTTGTTTCATGCATCGTGGTCAGATGAAAGTTCAGATTCAGCCAGATCATATCTATATTGAGTACCCTGATCGGTCAACAAAGCGTGTATGGGATACCACTACAGCTGCCGATATGATCTACAATTAACTAAATATTAACTTATCTAGTGTACAATAGTGAGACGGAGTCCTTTTCTGGAGGGCTCCGTCTTTTTTCGTATCAAACATATAGAAGGGAACAATGAAAAACAAACTCTTATCGTATATTACCTTTATAACAGGTCTTATACTCTCGGGTGTTGCTGGTTTCTTTTCTATTGTTGGACTAACTACACTATTTTCCGGTGCTTACTGGTCAGTAGTGGTTATGGGAACAACATTAGAAATATCAAAGCTGGTAGCAATTTCTTGGTTATATAACAATTGGTATAAAGCGTCGAAATCTTTAAGAGCATATCTACTATCTGCCATTATTATTCTTATGCTTGTTACGAGTATGGGAATTTTTGGCTATTTGTCCAGAGCACATATTGAACAGAAAGTATCATTATCTACTGGTGTGGGCTCAGATATCACTATCCTTAAAAATGATATCAAAATCAAAGAAGATAGTATCAAAGACTTAGAACGTCAAATAGGAGTTATTGATTCGTCTATTGATAAGATGCTGGAAAAAGGTCAAGCTAAAGACTCACTAAAAGCATCTGATAATCAAAAGAAGAAAAGAGACGATCTGGTCAAACAAAAAAATACTATGATCAAAGAACTAATGCCACTGAAAGAACAAATGGTCAAATATGAAAATGAATATAAAAAGATTGAATCAGAGTTAGGACCAATCAAATATATAGCAGAGTGGATATATGGTCCAGCAGACGAGAAAATACTTGACAAAACTGTAAGATATGTTATCATACTACTAATTCTCGTATTTGATCCTCTGGCTGTATTCCTATTGATCGCATACAATGTTTCTATCCGACACAAAGACTATGAGAATATAGAATTTGTAGAGATGAAGCCATTTAGGAGAAAACGTAGAAGAAGACGAAGAAAGAAGAAGAGAAAACCATAAGGAGAATCTTATGAATGATATTTTTAACGATCTGATAAAAGAAACTAATAACGAATATGCCACTATTGCTGACGAAGGCATTGATGCTGGTGATATCACTGGTTACATATCTACCGGTTCATATTCACTAAATGCTCTACTATCTGGATCAATTTATGGTGGTATTCCTGCCAATAAAGTAACAGCATTTGCAGGTGAACCTTCTACAGGTAAAACTTTCTACGCAATCAATATTTGCAGACAGTTCTTACAAGACAATCCTGACGGATTTATCTTCTACTTTGAATCCGAATCTGCTATCTCAAAAGATATGCTCGCAGAGCGTGGTGTAGATACGAAGCGTATTGCTATCATGCCTGTTGCTACTATTCAAGAGTTTCGCACACAAGCAGTCAAGATTCTAGACAAGTATATGGAACAAAAAGATCGCAAGCCAATGCTCTTTGTTCTTGATTCTCTCGGCAATCTTTCAACTGAAAAAGAAATGCAAGACATTTCGGATGGTAAAGACACGCGCGACATGACCCGCGCACAACTTATTCGTGGTGCGTTTCGTGTTCTTACACTAAAGTTAGGTAAAGCAAAGGTTGCATTGATTGTGACAAACCATGTCTATGACCAAGTGGGTGCATATGTGCCAACTAAGAAGATGGGCGGTGGTTCTGGTCTAGAGTATGCAGCATCAACAATCATTTTCCTTTCAAAGAAGAAAGACAAGATGTTAGACGATGACGATGGTCGCACAGGCGCAGTTATTACAGCACACACAAAGAAAGCCCGTCTGACCATTGAAGATCATAAGGTAGAAACTTGGCTCAACTATGCAAAGGGTCTTGATCCATACTATGGACTGCTTGATCTGGCCGAACAAGCAGGTGTAGTAAAGAAAGTATCTAACAAGTATGAATTTCCTGATGGCAATAAACAGTTTGAGTCTGTTATCAAGAAGAATCCTGAAAAGTTCTTCACTAAGGAAATTCTTGATCGTATTGATGAATTCTGTAAGCAAGAGTTTATGTACGGCTCAGAAGTGAATAAGGAAGAAGATAATGATTGATCAAAAAGATTTTAGATTTCGCGATGATCTGGCTAAGATTGAAGCGGGTGATACAGTACCGATTGAAATCTTGACAGGACCTTACAAAGATGTTATATTTCGCTATGTAAGAGTTTCTGTACGAGAGAAAGAAGAAGGCGAAGCTGTTCTTCAATATCAGTACGAATTGTTAGAGATGGGCAATCACACAGAAACACAATTGAGAAAAGATGAACGCTTTTCTAGGCATCTCGGCGTATTACTAAATCATTTGATACTTGAATCTTTGGAGGCATCTGGTAATGAGAATAGAGAAAACAATTCTAAAGAACTTGATGAAGAACCAGCCTTTTATGAGGAAGGTTCTTCCGTTTCTGAAAGATGAGTATTTCACTATTCAAGAAGACAAGATATTATTCAAAGAGATAAAAGCATTTATTCTCAAGTATAATAATCTTCCTACTTCAGATGCTCTTACAATTGAGATTGATAGTCTTGCTTCGCTAACTGAAAGTGAAGTCAAGACTATCACTGAAACAATTGAAGAACTGGACAAAGATGAAGTTACAACAAACGTTGATTGGCTAGTTGATAGCACAGAAATGTTCTGTCAAGAAAAGGCAATCTATCATGCAATTAGTTCTTCAATTGAAATCATGAACAATAAGAATGGATCTCTATCAAAGGGATCCATTCCTGAACTTCTCAGCAATGCACTTGCCGTATCGTTTGATCCTAATGTAGGACATGACTATCTTGAAGAATTCAAAGAAAGATATGAATACTATCATAGAATTGAAGAGAGAATTGCATTTGATCTAGAATATTTCAATAAGATTACCAAGAACGGTTTACCGAAGAAGACACTGAATGTTGCTCTTGCTGGTACTGGTGTTGGTAAATCACTGTTCATGTGTCATGTTGCAGCATCTTGCTTGAATATGGGCAAGAATGTTTTGTATGTCACACTTGAACTGGCCGAAGAAGAGGTCGCAAAGCGTATTGACGCGAATCTCATGAATATATCTTTTGAAGACTTGATGAATCTTCCAAAAGATATGTATGAACAAAAAGCAAATAGACTGAAAAGCAAGACAAATGGCAAACTGATCATCAAAGAATATCCAACTGCTGGCGCATCTACAATTCATTTCAAGGCATTGTTGAATGAATTGAACTTGAAGAAATCATTCAAACCAGATATTATCTTTA